TCTTCGAAGTTCGACCTACCAGTTTTGCATCGTGTAGTTGCGCATAATTTATTTGAAAGCCAATATGCCTATGGGCTCGGAAGGAGCCGTTGGACCGAGTTCGAGTTCGATGTAGGATGGGCTATGACGAGTGCGTTGGAGAGGCGTATGTTTGGAGGCTGTAAGAAGTTCAGCCCGAAAACGCCTATTGTTATTATACAATCCTGGAAGAAGAAGCCTGTTTGGCATAATTCTCCAGGATATCCTTTTACACGGTTTTACCCCGATAAGAAGACGATGTATGAACATGTCCTCAAAGTGAAAGACGTCGTCGTTCGAATTATGGAGATTCCAGAGTTTGTACAGGCTCTGGCGGGGGAAAAAGTGCCACAAGAAGTCGTTGAAAGCTTTGAGAAGTTTAAGGCTGAAAATTGTGACATTGTGAAGTCAGCAGAAAGTCTACGACAGGCACTGCTGGCCGGGTCTCGTCCTTCTATTTTTCGTCTATTTATGAAGGATGAACTCGTTAAGAATTCTAAAGGAATCCAATTGAAACCTGAGTATGTGTCTCGTGTTGAGGAGCTTCCAATTAAGGTTGCGGGTTTGTTGCAACGTTTGGCTCGGTTTGATGCACCATTTGCACAACACTTGATTGACACAGGTAGAATGGATAGCACCAGGCTCACTTTGTTGTTTGAGAAACCTGGTGTGGAGCACATTTTTGAACAATTGTTTGCCACTGGAGCTCTAGTACAACGACAGAGAGGTATTGCTGGATGTGCAGTAGACCTTCTCTATTTGGAAGATGAGCAATTTGGCAATTGGTCTGATGCAACGCTTGAGAAGCGTTTGCAAGGCCCTTCGCGTTTGGGACTAAATGTTTGGTCGCTTGAGTTTACCATTGTAGGGAAGCAGCACACTCGCTTCAAGAAACATTGGGTAGGCGATATTACTGGTATGGAATTTACCATATGTCCTGAAGATACGCAGGGGCTGGGTGCTTTGGTCAAGGAATTTCATTTGGGCGAGAATGGTCCCATTATTGATGCCTTATTTGACCAACTTTGTGAATTTTTGGTGCGGGATTCGTGCGGACATGTTACACAAGTCCACGGGTCAATGGCTTCGGGCCATAAATTGACCTCCCAGGGCACAACCCGCATAACATTACGTTATTTGTGCACCGCCTGGTATGCTTTAACTGGCAACGCATCAATCTGGGATCATGTTGTGTTGTCAGTTGGCGGTGATGATCTGCTAATCTCTGTTAGTGATGAGTATGCAGGCAGGTTTAATCCAGTGGCGATTAAGAGTTATCTCCGAAAGCATGGGGTAGTGGCCACAGGCCCCGAAGACTGGGTAGACTTTTGTGACGTGGACTTCTTCTCGTGGCGATTTGCGTTGTGGAACGGCTTGTACGTACCGCGCCCATCGAGAGGGGAGAAGTGGCAGAAGAGCATATGTGTTATTTCGAAGGGTATGGATTTGCCTACGCAGCTACAGAAATTGGTTGCAATTCGAAGCTTCTGCTGTTTTGGTGATGAGGAGTGGGAGTATGCGGATCGCGCTGTGCAAGAATTTGTGCAGTTGCATGACGCTACTGTGAGCACTAATCGTGCATGGGCCCACTTCAAGTCAATGATATTTCCTCGCCATGCAGTACAAGTGGCAATGATGCACGTTGAAGGTGCTAGCTACGACTGCAAGGAGCGTGTTGTGTTAGAGGCACAAATGCAGGGTTTAAACCCGCG